GACTTCGACCAGCCGGACAGCGACCACATGAGCAAGTCTGCCGACCTCAAGCTACGCCTGCGGATGGGGCGCAATGTCGCCGCCACCCACTCCCTCTTTTACCTGATGGACAAGGAGGCTGTCCAGCTCATTCAGCAAAAGGGGTACTCCCTTATTATTGATGAGAGCATCCAGGTGGTCGAACGGCTCAATGTGACACAGAAGGACTTCGAGCTTATCGTGACCCAGCTCGCCGAGGTAGACGACAATGGAATGGTACATTGGAAAGACCCCGAATATGATGGGCGCTTCTCCGACTATAAGGATATGGCCAACACAGGGTCTCTGCTCCAGCGGGACAGCGCCTTGCTGAACATCCTGAATCCCGACCTGCTCCGAGCCTTTGATGAAGTGTTCATGCTGACCTATCTGTTTGACGGTCAATACCAGAAGGCGTATCTTGAATTCTTCGGCTTCCCCTATAAGGTGGTCGGCGTAAAGCACGATTCAAACGGGTTCTACTTCTCCGATGAGCCGGATGAACCGCCGCCTCTGGACTATACCAAGCTCATCAACATCGTGGACGACCAGAAGATGAATGCTGTCGGTAATGGAGCGTATGCGCTGTCCAAGTCCTGGTATGAGAAGCGGGGGTATGGGAGCAAAGATATCCAGGCTTTACGGAATAATCTGCGGCAGTTCTTCCGCAGAATCCCCGGAGGAAACAACGAGTCCCGGCTCTGGACTTGCTTCAAGGGGGACGTGAATAAGCTGGTGGACTCCCGCACCGGGAGGTTCCGCAACAACTTCCTTCAATCCAGCGCCCGAGCCACCAATGAGTACCGGGGGTGTACCGATATCGCCTACATGGTCAATCGGTTCGCTGACCCCAATATAACAAAGTTCTTCGCATCCAAGGATGTCTCCATCGACGCACAAGCCTATGCGTTGTCTGAGATGCTCCAATGGATATGGAGAAGCGCCATCCGTGACGATAAGCCCATCAACCTTTACATACCGAGCAAGCGCATGAGAGAGCTGCTCATCAACTGGATTAACAAAACGAATAAAGGAGGACAATCCCTTGCGTGATACATATAAGCCTGATTTCTGGTCTGTGGACTATGCCCCAGGCCAGGAGGAAGATATTGACCCGGTGGAGAACGATGAGGCAATGGAGCGGTACATTGAGCGCCGCCGCAGAGAGTTCTACAAAGAGTGGAATGAGTATCAGGAGAAAGCCTACGAATAAGGCGCTTTTCTTTTCTGCGTATCAGCATAATTATAATAAATACAAGAGAGGTGAACCACCCTGTCTAAGCAGTTAGTTTGTCAGAAGTATATCTACAAGCTGCATAGCAGCAGGCTTCGCAAAGCGAAGTGGAAACTGACGCTTCCTATCGCCGAGGCCCGGAGAAATGACGAGGTCATCTCCCTGGCCGACAGCCAGGTGCTTCGGTGGCTGGACGAGCTGAACGGCATCACGGATGCCGAGGCCAATGCCAAAGTCATCAAAGCTGAAATCCGGCGGCTGCGGAAAGAGGACAACAGCGTTCAGAACCGCCGCCAAATCAAGCAGCTCTACTCTAAACTGGACAACATCCAGTTTAAGCCTGACTATCTCTGCGTCATTATCGACAAGGAAAAGGACTACCACCGGGCCTGCCGTGGATTCAGTATCAACGGGATGCAGTATGTCCGTCTGCTGGGCACCAATGGCGGCGTTAAGAACGAAACCATCGTGTTCATCAGCGAGCGCCACGCAGAGGAAATCCGCCGCCGCATCGACAACGGGCGAGACCTGACCCAAGCTATGGTTCCGGCCAAGCTGGAAGCGTATAAGGCCCTGACGTGCAGCGCATCCGTTCCCGTGTCTATACCCAAAGGCATTCTGGTGGTCAGTGACTGCGAGACGGAGTTTCTGTCCGATGTGGTCTATCTGAACGACGAGGGGACAGACGAGCCGGTTATGGAGGAACGGTATCAGGTGCCTGTTCAACTGAACGAATCAGACGGATACGGTTTAATGATGCCGTCCTTGGCGCAGCGGTGGAGCGAAGAGCTTGGGCTGGACTACATGGTTTCTGGAGTGAACACCCGCTTTTCTTGGGAGAAGGGTATGGTTTTCACGTTCGACTTCCAAGATTTTGCCGAGCAGGTGGCCGGAACCTATACAGTGAAGGACGCTTGGGGTAATGAGGTGGATGTTCGGAATGTCGAACTCGTGTTGACCACTTCTATGCTGAAGCTGTGGGACAGCTACCCAAGCTGTGAGGCTTATGTCTCTAACTGCATGGAGAACGGCTATACCTTCGGTGTTGCCAAGACCTGCCCCAAGGAACTGGAGCATGAGCGCAATCTGAACTATCAGTTCATCCAAAGCTATGACCTGGACGACAACGACATCGAGGAACTTATCAGGCCGACGATGGATGAGATTCGGGACGTGCTCTATGCCGATGTGGCGAAGACCATTCTCTTCCTGAAAGGCGCCGGGTTGACCGCTGATAACGTAGGCCGGGCAGACAATGACTATGCAAAGGCAGTGATGATTGAGCCGTCGATGCTCGACGACCCGTATATCCAGAGCAACGTCTACCAGATGATTAAGAACCGCATCAACGAGGCGAAGGTGGGCGTGTTGAAGGTTCATGGCAACTACTCTATTGTCTGCGGCGACCCGTACTCTCTGTGCCAGCATATTTTCGGGTTGGATGTGACCGGCATCCTGGGAGAAGGCGAAATCTATAACAAGTATTGGGCCGACCTGGGCGCTGAGAAGCTGGCCTGCTTCCGTGCCCCTATGACCTGCCACAACAACATCCGGTTGGTCTATCCAAATCGAAGCGAGGCCGCCCGGTACTGGTATCAGTACATGACCACCTGCACTCTGTTTAACTCCTGGGATACGGCGGCCCACGCCCTTAACGGAATGGACAAGGACGGAGACCTTGTCATGCTGACAGATAATGAGGTGTTGGTCGGGCATTTGCAGGTTCTCCCCGCCCTGATGTGCGTTCAGCGCAAGGCGCAGAAACGCATTGTCACTGAATCCGACTTCATCCAGGCTAACATCGACAGCTTCGGCGATGATATCGGAAAGACTACCAACTGGATTACCTCTATGTTCGATGTGCAGGCACGTTTTCCCAAGGATAGTCCTCAATATAAAGAGCTGGACTACCGTATTAAGTGCGGTCAGCTTTTTCAGCAGAACGCTATCGACAAGGCCAAGGGCATCATCGCCAAACCTATGCCTCGTGAATGGCATGACAGGCACAGCGTCAATCAAATCGAAGACCCTGACCGCCGCAGGTTCTATCAGGAAATCGTTGCCGACAAGAAGCCGTACTTCATGCGCATCATCTACCCGGCTCTGATGAAGCAGTATAACACTTACATAAAGAACACCAACAAAAACGCCCTGCGTGAGTTTCAGATGACTGTGGATGAACTCTTGTCAATCCCCGAAGAACGTCGGACAGAACGGCAGAGCGACTTCCTGCGATACTATCGGAAGCGGATGCCGGTAGGCATGAACGACTGCGTGATGAACAAAATCTGCCGCCGGTTCGAGCGGGAGTTTGACGGATACCTGGGCAGGCACAACTCCGCTACCGAGTTCGATTACACAATAATGAAGAGCGGCGCAGAGTATACACGTTCTCAGTACAACGCCATCTTGAAGTTGTATGAGGACTATAACAAGCGGCTGCGCAGCTATGTGGTGTTCGCAAACTATGAGCGGGTAGACGAGTACGACACCTTCTCCCGGATGTCTGAGATGCGCTCGGAGTTCGAGCAGGAGTGCGCCAAGGTCTGCCCAAGCCGGGAGGCGTTGTGCGACATTGTTCTGGATATCTGTTACACAAAGAGCTCTACAAAGCGATTTGCGTGGGAGATGTGCGGCGATGAGATTATCAAGAACTTGCTGCGCAGAAATGACGGCGAAATTTCCTACCCGACGATTAACCCCAACGGAGAGATTGAATATGGCGGGGAGCGGTTTTCCCTGCAAAAAGTGAGATTGGAGGAGTTTGATGAGCATTGTCCTGAATGAGTATGAGTGGGCAGAGCGCATGATTAACAACCATGACCTTGGCAAGAGACCGGTGGAGACGTTGAACCGTGTGGCTAAGTATTACTTGGCCACCGGCTACTCCAAACGGGAGGCGCGGAGGATGCTGGATACATTTCTCATCCAGTGCGACCCATCGGCCTCTCTGCCAAGCTGGTCAGATATGCTGGACAAGATAGCCAAAAATGTGGATAAGTACCCTATCATTCGAGTGGATGGTATTGATGTTACGGGTAAAGAGATGGAGGCCATCGAAAAGCTGGACGGCAAGCAGCTCCGCAGGCTCGCTTTTACGCTCCTGTGCGTAGCGAAGTATTGGGATGCGGTTTCCGAGCGGAATGACCATTGGGCGAACACCTCAGACCGGGAGATTATGCAGATGGCCAATATCAGTACCTCTATCAAGCGGCAGAGCGCCCTGTTTGCTGAGCTGAAAAATGCCGACATGGTACGCTTCTCCAAGAAGATTGACAACCTGAACGTCAAGGTTGTCTTTATGGAGGAGGGCGAAGTCGCTTTACATATCCATGATTTCCGCAACCTGGGGTATCAGTATCTTAAACACTATGGCGCACCCTATTTTGAGTGCGAAAATTGTGGGCTTACGGTCAAGATTCAGGAGCCATCCAGAGGCCGCAGGCAGAAGTATTGCCCAAGTTGCGCCATCGAAGTGAAGACAAGGCAGAACGTCAACGCCGTTATGCGCCGAAGAAATGCGCTTAGGTGCTCGGCTCAAATCTGAATTGTTGGAAAAAATGACCCCCTAAAGACCGTTGTGCAACAACGGTTTTAGGGGTGTTTGATGGGTTGTTATTATGATACAAAATATATAAAACTTTTCCCCAAGAAATTCGCATAACCAAATCATATGTAGAAAAGGAAGGAAAAACCATGGTTGAAATTAACAGGCACGAGAGAGATGCCATCATCGAGAAGTACCCTGGGGTGCATATCGTGGGCACCATGAAGCAGCGCTCTGGTCGTGGGCACTACTACTGCGAGGAGAGCAAGAAAGTGATGAAGCTCTTGCGGGAGCTTAGAAAGGGAGTGTGACCTATTACCAGTACAGTAAGCTACAAAGAGATGCGTGACATCGTGCTTGGTAAAATGGTAGACCACACCATCGACGATGATTACGAGGAACTGAGCGAGCGTCTGTTTGGTGATGGGAGCTGTTTCAGCGCAACCGAAGTCCGCAAGAGAATGTACGGCATGAAGGCCGTTATTGACGCCATCGAGCGTGAGGGCGAAGACGCTATCCGCTCAACCGACAGGATGTCTGAGCTCGACCGCAAGAAGATTGAGCTGCAGGCGGAACGCCAGAAGTTCTATGACCAGCGCAACGCTTTCAACAAGTTGGTTCGTGAACGCTCCCGCCAGGAAGAGCTGAATGAGATTCTGGTCAAATCCATTCAGGAGGGCGACCTGCCCCGGTTGGACTATGAGTTCGACCCATATGGTGTTGTAACACAGTCTGACAATGACCTATTGGTCAGTCTGAACGACATCCATTACGGGGCTACCGTGGAGAATTATTGGAATACATATAATTCCGACATCTGCCGGGAAATGATGTGCCGGTATCTTGACCGTATCATCCAGATTGCTCGCACTCATTCCAGCCAGAATTGCATCATCTGGGCAAACGGAGATGAGATTTCCGGCAATATCCATAAGTCCATCACTGTGACCAACAAGGAGAACGTCATTGAGCAAATCAAGGGTGTGTCCGAGCTGATTGCGGAGTTCATCGCAGAGTTGAGCAAGCATTTTGTTACTGTTACCTTCGTAAGTGTCGCGGGTAACCACAGCCGCCTTGACCCTAACAAGGACAACGCCTTGGTGAGTGAGCGCTTGGACGACCTTATCGAGTGGTATTTGGCAGCTCGGCTCCAGAGCTTTGAGAATGTCATCATCGGCGGCGGCGAGAAGGTTGACGAGACGATGTACCTTATCGACGTGCGCGGGAAAACGTATTGCGGTGTGCATGGAGACTTTGACGGTTCGCCCAGCAAAATCCAGGCGTTGCAAACGATGGCCCGTAAACCACTGTACGCTGTTCTTTCTGGTCATCTTCATCACTGTAAGATTGACGATGTGCAGGGAATCAGAACTATTATGGCGGGCAGCTTTCTGGGTATGGATGACTACTGCGTTCAGAAGCGTATCTATGGGAGGCCGGAGCAGATGGTCTGTGTGTGTGATGAGACCGGTGTGCGGTGTTCCTACAATGTAAGCCTGAACTAAGCAACCCTTCAAGGGCTGCCCTTTGCGGGGTGGCCCTTTCTATATTCCTCTGTAGCTCAGTTGGCAGAGCGCTCGACCGTTAATCGAGAGTGCGCAGGTTCAAGCCCTGCCGGAGGAGCCATATGCTCCCATCTTACTAATTGGAATAGGTGGTCGCCCTCTCAAGGCGAAGATGCCGGTTCGAGTCCGGCTGGGAGTACCACATGGGAGAGCGCCGAAGTCGGAGAGTCGGGGCGGTCTGTAAAACCGTTGCTTTCGAGCTGAGTGTGTTCGACTCACACTTCTCCCACCAA